ACGTTACCGAGGTCGTTGGCGTCCTGCCGATCGTTGGCGACGTACAAACGGCGCGCGGCCCAGCAGACGCCGTTCATCATGCTCTGGACGAAGCTGAGCAAGCGCTCCGGCTTGAACAGCGGGCCCGAAGCCGGGACGCCGGTCTCCATCTCGGAACGGATGGCGTTCTGGCGTTCGCGCTGGAGCGAGAAGAACGCCAACGCAATGCGCTCGAGAGGGCAATCAGCCGCCTGCGTCTCGACGAAACGGGCGATCTGGCCGAGCGTGGAGTTTTTCTCGGCGGTGTAACCGAGGACGTTGGGGATGAAAGACTGGTCTTTGATGGTCATGGTATGTACCTTTTGAGATTGGATTGATGGTCAGATGAACACGGTGAATTCGATGTCAGAAACGTTGCGTTCAGCAGCGGCGAACGCGGTGTCGATGTTGAACCCTACGGGCTCATTATCTGGGAGCTCTGATTCGTAAGCGATGAGAAAGTCCCAGTGAGCGGTGTTGAGATCAAGTTCAAGCATAGTGGATATCCTTACTGGTTGAGGTTTTCAAGATCGTCTTCGATGTCGATCAGCATGACGAGCATTACAGCCAGGATCAGATCACCAGGATGCTTGGCCACGTACGCAAGAGCGTCCTTGGCTTTGTAAACAATGCTCTGGATCATGTCTGTTTTGAACGGAAGACGTAACTGTTGCATACAATCACTCCTTGCTACCGACTTCACCAACATTTTCTGACCGCGCATCCTGAAAGGATGCGCGTTGTTCTAGCACAGCGCGTCCACTGGCTGCGTGGAGCAACAAAGAGAAAAGCTCGTGTGCGTCGGCTGCAGCGTTGAAAAGCTGTGCGGAAGAAAGCGGACCGGAACCGATGTAACAGTCAGAATCAACTTGGTTTTGGATAGAGCGAAGCAGCAAACGTGCGTTAGCGACGCTGTTGCTTGTAGCTGCTTCGAGTTTGGCGGTGTTCATTCTGAGAGGCCCTCCAGCATCTGTTTAGCTTCATGTATATCAAACTGTGAAGTACTAGGACTAACAGACATCACCCAAGTGATCTCTTCTTGAAGGTCTTCTTCACAAAGATGGTGTGCCATGAACATGGCCCAAATTCCGTAAAGATAATGGTGCAAACCGCTTTGATCACGTATCCGAAAAAGCTCGTCCGCGCGTTGGCGGCTTTGGTCGCGCTCATCAGGGTTTTCTGAAAAGTCGTAGTACCAATCGAAGTTTTCCAAAGCGGTGTTGTAGTCAGAGATGGATATAGGAACGGGATCAGTAGCCATAAAACACGGCCTTACTCGATGACACCCAAGCGACGACGCACAGCGTCACGCTCTTCTTGGGTGAACTTGGGGCTGTCGAAATTGTCGCCCGAAAAGAAGTACGTGACCCAGGCGTCGTACAGCTCTTTGTGCTCCGGAGATTCCTTGCTGCGGTTGACCAGAGCAGTTCGTTCGCCGTCGCCCCGGCGCCACACGCCGTGGTTGTCGGAATACTGGTAGTACCAGTCGTGCGATCGGAGACGGGTGTCGTAATCAGAAAGGGAAATAGGAGTGTTGAGGGTGGACATGATGAGTGGTTCCTGATCAGTTGTGTGAATTGAAATCCGGTTCGAATTCGAACCATTCGCAGATCTGGTCGACAATCGCTTGTTCAACGGTCTCAGTAAGCTGGTCAAAAGACGGGTTTTTGTCGTGTTTGAAAGCTCGGCTTACGCCAAGAGCAACACCGATCTCGACAGCATGGAGCAAGACTTTGTAGCTGTTGGGCTTCATTTGTTGTCCTTTGTGGCTTGTTCAAAACGAAGGATAGACCGTTGAATCCTGACTACACGGGACCAGGCTTTCTTCTCTGCTTGGACAAATGGTATGGACCCGTCGTAGTTCAGTTGTTCGTTGGCTTGTTCCCATATCTGATGGGACTCGGCTAACTGTTCGTACAAGTGTTCAAGGGTTTGATCGACAAAAGTCGTCAGTCGACGATCTCCAGCTTGGCGCATACGGTGCCCTCGTGGCTACGCAACAACACTCCATTGCGCTCATTGCAGAACTTGGCTTCGCCTTTAGCGCGCAATGACTCACGGTAGCTGGCGCTGAACGCCAGTACAACAGCTCCGATGATCACGATCGATGCAAATATGGAAAACATAGAATCAACTTTTTCAAGCTTGTCTTTGTTCATTTGCTTCCCCTGTAATCGTCATAGACTTGTTTCACTTCGTAATCGTCCATTGCGTCCAAAGGACCGTTGGTAGGAAGAGAAGCGCTGTACCCGTAATGAAGCACTTCGTAAATGAAATACTTCAGTGCAGCTTTGCTCTTCATGAGTTCTTCGGTGTAGGACCTGACGATGTAACGCTCCATGTACTGTCGAGTGGCCATCAGGGTTTACCCGATGTGATGGCCAACGTCTCCGCCATGTTGTGCAGACGAGTCTGGGCTTCAGTGTGGAGCGTTTCGTACTCAGATAGAGCCCGGTCTGCCATAGTCCTGGCGTGAGCAGCTTCGGCTTTGAGTCGGCCGACTGCGTAAGCCTGGTTGATCAGCTTGTCCATCAGTTCGGTAGTGGTCAGTTTCGAGAAATCGGGGGGCATGGTCAGTTCTCCTTTAAGAACGAAAGAACAATTCGCCAGGGCCATAAATCTTTTGGCCGTGGTATGTCATCTTTCCGAATTTGTAGTCGGGGTTTTGAAGCGTTCGTACGTAATGATCGATGACAGGGATCTCAGCAGGGTCTGCTGTTTCGCGATACTTGGCAAGTGCGTCAAGGAACAGGGCGCGATATGCTCCAGGCTTGATCTCAGTATGTCTGTTCATGGCTTTTGTGTCTGTGAGTTCTGATTCATACGGGTTCGATCTTGTCGTTGTAGAACCCTTCGCTCAATTCGTCGATGTTGTATATGGCGTAGTCGTAGTCGTTGTTGTCGAGAAAAGGCATAGCGTCGTACTGCCAATACAGTTTGGGTACTTTGCGCCTGCCGTAGTCGTACACGGCTTTTGCACCGTTGCGGGTATTGAAAGACATGAGGAACACGACGTCGTAGTCGCCTGAAACTTGTTCCGTAGCTTTCACTACCCAGATGGATGATGTGACGGAGACAGTCATGGAGTGCTTTCCTCTGCTACGCAAGTGATCCGCCATTTATCGTATGAGAACTTGTCGCCATCAAGCCCCATACGGTCGATGACGAGCATGAATTCTCGAAGCACGGTGTCGTAAGTATCTTCGTCGATAGTGGTGATGTCTAAGTCTATGTGGATGATCCGGGGTTCAATGGCCATTATTCGTCGTCCTTTGTTGGAAACAAATCACTAGCTGCACATTCGATCACGTACCAATTCACACCCACATCTGCGCTGTGGTTGTCGCGGATGTACCTGAGCACTTCTCGTGCTTGCCGATCATCGAGATCTGGGCGCACCCTGTGGACGTCTTCGACGTACCACTTGAGCGTGATGTGGTATTCGTGGTTCGTGGTCATGTGTTCTTCACGTACTCTTCGAGGTTCTGGATGCGAGACAAGACTGTGTTGTACGCGTCGATGTACTTCTGTTCAGCCTGCTTCGCAACCAAGTTGGCACGCGCTTGCTCAGCACGCATCTCTGCGTAGTGCCAGGCAGCGTGGCCAAGTCTGTCGATAAGGGTTTCGGTCGAGATGTCGGAACGCTCGTTCATTGTGACCTCGCAAGAAAAAACCCCCATTGAGTAACTCTCAATGGGGGCATAGAAGTGGTCAGGGGTAGATCCGGACGTAGACGTAAGGAGTGATTGTGTCTGTGGCCCAAACCACGACGCAATCGTTTTTCATGTCGTACTCGTAAGCGCGTCCTTCCAGGCCATAGTGATGGATAGCTTCATTTACTCTGACCAGAATCATGAGAGACTCACGGTGAGCAACAGCTGCTTCTGGCACCCATTTCTTGGTCATGTCAGGCTCCCGAGAACATGTAGAACGCGACCGCACCGATCAAGGTCGAGACGGCGCCGACGACCACCCCTCGACGGAAGCCCACAGAGTGGGCCCCGCGAAGGAGGGTCATCAGCACCTGCTCGAAGTTGTCCGGCAACTCGCAGGTCTCGGTCGGCGTGTCGCCCGACAGATCGCGGATGGTGATCTTCATCAGCCACCCCGCTTGAGGGGGATGGACTTGCGGGCGGCCTCCACGAGCTTGATCTGCTCCTGGATGTTGTCGGCCTTCTTGGACTGGCCCTTCTCCATCGCGCGCTTGAAAGCGGCGGTCAGCTCAGCGAGCTTCTTGGCCAGAGCGCGCACCTTGTTGTTGAAGGTGTTGCCGAACTGGGCCGAGTAATACGGACCGTTGACGGTCGACTGACGCTTCTTGGACTTGTTGATTTCAGACATGGATGGTTCTCCTTGGCTATGGTCAGGTGAGAGAGAAAAAGTACTTGCCGGTGCCGGCGCAGCTGTAGCAGACGAACAGGCAACCGGTGTCAGGTTCTACGCCGTGATCGCCTGTGCCCCCGCAACTGGGGCAGACGTTCTCGGCTGCGTAACGGGCCTCGCGGGCTTGGTGCGCGCACTCTTGCGAGTACTCGCGCCACTCGGCGATGTGGAGCGCTCTCATCACGACACCTGAGCGGGTTGCCAGGCGACGGCCTGAGTGGAAGAAGGCCACGGCCGGGTCGCGAGGAAGAAGTCCTCCTCCAACTGGAGGCGGCAAACATCGCGCTCGGCGATGCAGACCGCGCAAGCGGCGGCGTACATGGCGTCGTAGTCGAAGCTCTTGAGGGCCTTGGCCCACTCGATCTGGGCGTCGGCGAAAGCGATGCGGGCAATGGTCAGTAAGTTCTGGTTCATGGTGGTTTGTCCTTTGCTAGGTGAAGGTCAACGGTATGAGTGGTAGCGACGGAGTTCAGCCCGGTAGTGGCGGGTGGCCACGTGGCGGACGAATGCGACAAGGTCTCGGTTCTGCAGGTTGATTTCGAACGGGTTGCGTCTGAGCTTCTGGGAGATGGAGACGGTCGACTCGCCGCACTTGAGGGCTTTGCGGATGGAGCGGAACGCGCGCCGGTAGCCGAAAGGTCCAAGGACGTAGAAGATCCGACGAACCTCGGCCGGGTGTCCGTGGCTCATGGTCAGTGGCTCCTGAGCAGGCCGGCGATGGTGTTGACGGAGAGGTTTGCGGTGCAGTCGTTGACTGCAGCCTCGACCACGTCGTCGAACTCGGCGCCGTGCAGCATGAAGTGGTGGTAGGAATTGGGCGGGTAGAGGATCTCCAGCATGCGGTTGAGTACAGCGGGCTCGTCCATAGCCACGGGGTTCGTGGCCAGGATCCGTTGTTCGACTTGCCGGAAGAACTCGTCATAGGTCTGATACATCGATTCACACTCCTATGAGGGATAAACGACAAAATAACCCTCTGACCGTGGACCCCGAAGGGGGACACGCCTTTGTTGTATTAAAGCAACAGAATCTGTTGCGAAAATACAAATGTCTGTATGGAAATACAGTGGTGTGTACCATGTGTACCAGGAACAGTGGCTTGTGTACCACCTTGTGTACCACCATTTTTCCTTAAGAATCAATTTGGTACCATGTGTACCACCATTTTAGGGGGTAAATTGAAAAACGACTATGTGTTAGAAAACACATATAGGGTATTTCGTCATGTTTGAGACCCCCCCCTTTCGCGGTACACACTTTGTGAAAGTGCTGAAAAACCCTTACGTGGCAAGGGGTTAATGTGTACCACTTCTGTGTACCACGAACTGGTACCGGCGGTACACAGCCGGTACACATCCACGTCGGCCGATGTCCACGGACCACGGCGCAAGCACCGGTGGCCACGGACCACGGCGCAAGCACCGGTGGCCACGGTCCAAGGGGCGTGGGCCGATGAGCACGGCACACCGATCGTGGATGGGGGCTCGGGGCACGTTGCTCGTTCCCCCCGGCACGTGGTCCCCCTCTTACGCTGAAAAGAACTGCAGGGCCAAGGCTTGGGGGCCTTGACCCTGCAGCTGAGGGATCAGACCGGGACGACGTCAATGTCGTCGCCGAGCTCATCGACGAGGAACTCGTGATGGCGGTCGAGGAACTTGGCCACCCACACGGTGAGGTCATCGCCCTTGATGCCGCTGAGGGCGCCCTCCAGCCATTCGTCCTGGTCCATGAGGGAGTCACCGACGCGGACACAGAATGGGGTGATTTCGCAGGTCACCAAGCCGGCGACAGCGGCGAAGTACTCGTCTCCGTGGAGACGGTCGTTCATCGCGTATTCGATGAACTCGTAGGCGTTGTTGATGTTGTGGGCCTCGATCAGCGCGCGTGCTTCTTCGAGGAAGTTCGGCGGAGCAGGTTGGTAGATCACGGTGCGTACCTCAGTCGCCGAGGGTGGCGAAGGTGAGCCCGGCCAGACCGGCGTAGGCGGTGATGAAGAGCATCGGCAGCGCCATCTCGCCGGCGAAGAACGAAGCGATGAAGGTCATGTTGGCGGCCATCGCGAAGATGGTCGAGGTGCGGATCTTGCTGGACATGGTCAGTTCTCCTGGACTGGTTGAGAGAAGGGAGCAGTTTTGAGCCGTGCTCAGGGCTAGGAGGATCAGAACAGGTCGAAGTTGGGGTCGACCTTGGCGCCCGGGTGCTGCGGGATGTCCTCGGACTTGGCGAGTTCGGCCGAGTCGAGGTGATGCGCCGTGCGGACGGGCTCAGGGCGGACAGAGCCGTTGATGATGGGCTTGCCGGCGCGCGTGGTGTCGATCCATATCGAGACCTGCAAACGCGTGCCATCGGGCAGCGCCATCACACCCTGGTAGTGGGGGTCTCTGAACTCCTTGGGGTCGCGGCGGGCCTTGACGAAGGCCACGAGGCGGCCGGGGGCGACGGTGATCGGCTGGTAGATTTTGTTCATCGAAGTGCCCTCCTGGGGCTGGTTGTAGAAGAGATGAGCAGTTTTGAGCCATGCTCAGGGCTGGGGGTCAGGTGCTCGTGAGCAGCAAGATCGCGAGCAGCGCGGTCGACAGCGGGCGCTCTTGGGCCTCACGCTTGGCGGCCTGCATGAGGTCGGCCCCAACTTCCTTGGCCTGAGCCTTGAGTTCCTCCGTCTTGGTGGCGACAGTGGACTCAGTGGTATCGTTGATCTGCATCGAAGTGTCCTCCTAGGACTGGTTGCACAAACTACACAAACACTACTGACCGCGACGCGCGAAGCGCGGAGCGCAGCGAGCTATCAAACGAGCCACAGGTAGTAAGTGGCCCACAAGAGGCTGACGACAAACGCGCCAGCAGCGATGACAACAGGGATATCGCGACGGTCCATGACTAACTCCTTGAGTGGTGGACGGAATACACAACTGACGCTGACCGCGAGCGCGAAGCGCGAGCGAGCTGTCCGATAGCTGACCCCGTGTGAGCTTGAGTTCTTCGTGCGAAGAGGGTTACTGCCAGACAAGGTTCCAAATGCTGAAATGGCTAATCTTCGTTAGGGGGCGGTGGGTTCCGGGAAGGGGGTCATCGTGGAGGCGGCCGGGAGACCATGAGTGAGCGAAGTAGAAGTGAAACCCAAAACTTTTTTTGCAAAAAATTTTCGCTATACTCCCGCCCAGTCCACGGCCCTCGGACCACGAACCACGTGACTGAACAACGCACCTGTGCTCGCTGTCAGCAGGCCCTGCCAGTAGGTACATTCGACAGGTTCAAATCGGGTAACTACCGGCAGACGTGTAACCCGTGCAGGTCCGCCGCCACAAGAAAAACAGCATCTTCAAGCTACGAAACCTATCTCTCCAACCTTCTTTCAAAAAGCCGCGACAACAGCAAACGACGTGATCTCGGCGATTACGAAGTGACGCTGGAACAGCTGATAGAACTGTGGGAAGCGCAGAACGGGCGATGCGCTGTGTCAGGGGTCGTGCTCACCCACCACGTCGACGGATCCGGGCATAAAGACTTCAATGCCAGCATCGACCGGATCGACAGCCAATTAGGCTACGTCCCCGGAAACATCCAATTGGTCGCGCTTCGCGTCAATATACTGAAGCAGACCCTAAGCACTGATATGCTCTACTGGTGGGTGAAGACCATCCACGCCCACTCTTGTGATTGATCCATATACGGACTAATATCCATGTCACAGGTATTCCAGGTCATTGCGTTGGAGGGTTTCGACCAGGCCGTCATCGGCACCGCGTATCGCGGCGGCAATGAGGTACTGGTCTACGACGGCCACCTTGCCGAAGCGATCGTCCGCTCACTTGAAGGCGAAGCCGCGACGCTTGAAGACTTTTTGACCAAGATCTCCCTCAGCAAGCTTGGCGATCGAGCGCCGGTGTTTGTCTATCTTGACGAGGACCTCTTTGGAGACGATGACGAAATCCTTGCCGGACCAGGAACCTCGGTCCACTGACGACGAGCTCGCTCAAGTCGAGTTCCAGTCCCTCATGCCCTACATGGGGCTTACTCTCGGGGACTTGACCATCCAGCAGGAACGGCTGGTGCTGTACATCGTCCGTGGAATGTCAGTAGCGGCCGCTGGCCGAGCCGCCGGGTACGCCAGCGCCGAGACCGCGCTTGCTGCTTCCAAGCGGCCAGCCGTGCTGAAGGCGATCGAATACTTCCGCGAGCAGATGCGCGAAGAGGTGCGGTTCACCCGGGTCCAGGCCCATCAGATGTACCTAGAAGCGTACAACGCTGCGGCGACCTCGACCGAGATGAAGAACGCCACCGACTCGTTGGTCAAGCTGCACGGCCTAGCGGCGCCAGACAACGCCACCCAGATCAACATCAACGTCAACACCGCTCAGCTGGAGCGGATGTCCGACGCCGATCTCCTCAAGCTCTCCGGCCGCGATCCGGCGTACCTGGAGCCGGAACCCTCATGACCGAGGCCGTGCCGACGCGCCGGTGCAAGCGGTGCAAGAACAGCCATCCGGCGACCTTGTACTCCTCCGAAGTGGACGGCCTGTGCGTCTACTGCAAAGCCGACGACGCCGAGCGGTTACCGGAGGCCGCTGGTCAGGCCCCGGCCGAAGCCCCGGAACTATCCATCAAAGAGCGCGCTCAAAAGGAGCTCGCCGAGCGTATCCTGTCGCGTAAGCGGCTGTTGCCGTTCGTCGAGAAGTTCAACCCGGACTACAACGCAGGGTGGGTGCACAAAGATGTCTGCAAACGGCTTGAGCAGTTTTCTCGCGACGTGGTGGACCAAAAGTCGCCACGGCTTATGCTCTTTCTACCGCCGCGCCACGGAAAGTCGACCTTGGCGTCGGTCGCGTTCCCGGCTTGGCACTTGGGCGGCAACCCTGAGCACGAGTTCATCAGCTGTTCGTACTCGGGTTCTCTGGCGATGGGTTTTAGCCGTAAGGTGCGTCAGGTACTACGTGAGCCTTCCTATAAGACGATATTCAAGACGCGTCTGGATCCGGACAGCCAAAGCGCTGAGGCGTGGCTGACCACGGCCGGGGGTGGGTTCGTGGCGGCGGGTGTGGGCGGTGGTATCACCGGCAAAGGCGCCCACGTCCTCGTGATCGACGACCCCATCAAGAACCGCGAAGACGCCGAGAGCCAGAACAACCGGGACGCGACCTGGGACTGGTACACCTCGACCGCGTACACCCGCTTGGCGCCGGGCGGCGGGGTGCTGGTCATCCTCACCCGCTGGCATGACGACGACCTAGCCGGCCGGCTGCTGAAGGCGGCTTCGCAGGGGGGTGATGAGTGGGAGGTGGTGCGGTACCCGGCGATCGCCGAGGAGGACGAGGAGTTCCGCAAGTCGGGCGACGCCCTGCACCCGGAGCGGTACAACGTCGAGGCGTTGCGCCGGATCGAAAAGGCGGTCGGCCCCCGGGACTGGTCGGCCCTCTACCAACAGAACCCGGTAGCTGACGACGGCCAGTACTTCACCCGCAGCATGGTCAAGTACTACGGCCCGGACGACGTCGACCAGAAGCAGATGCGCTACTACTGTGCGTGGGACTTGGCGATCGGCAAGAACGACCGCAACGACTACAGCGTAGGGGTGGTGGTCGGGATCAACCAGCAGGACGACATGTACGTCATGGACGTGGTGCGGGGGCGGTTCGACGGCTTCGAGCTGGTCGAGCGCATCCTTGACCTGTACGTCCAATGGAAGCCGTCGATCGTCGGCATCGAGAAGAGCCACATCGAAATGGCGCTTGGCCCCTTTCTGGAGAAACGGGTCCGGGAACGCGGATTGTACGAGGCGTACTTCAAAGACCTCAAAACCGGTCGCCGGGACAAAGAAGCCCGGGCGCGTGCAATCCAAGGCCGAATGCAGCAGGGTAAGGTATACTTCCCGCGCGATGCCTCATTCACCGGCCCTATGATCGCGGAGCTGCTGCGGTTTCCTAACGGTATGCACGACGACCAAGTAGACGCGATCTCGTGGATCGGCTTGATGATGGCCGAGTTTTCTACGTTCCAGCCTCCTGTCGTCCACGTACCGTCCTGGCGGGACAAACTTCTCTCCATCGCTCGCGGACCCCGCCAAAAATCCGCGATGAGTTCATAACATGGCCAAGATCAAGTCGCAGTCCATCGAAGAGCAGCAGCTGGCTCGCACGCAGTGGAACCGCTACGTACGCGCGCGGGACAACGGGCATCTCAAGTATGTCGAGATGGCCAAGAAGTGCGATGCCTTCTACCGTGGCGACCAGTGGGACAAGGCTGATATCGCGAAGCTGGAAGCCGAGGGACGCCCGTCACTGACCATCAACACCGTGCTTCCGACCGTGAACACGGTCCTTGGCGAACAGTCCACGCGCCGGGCCGACGTGCAGTTCAAGCCGCGTCGCGGCGGTGATCAGGACGTCGCCTCTGTGCTGACCAAGCTCTACATGCAGATCGGCGACAACAACAAGCTCGACTGGGTCGAGCAGCAGGTGTTCAGCGACGGG